TCACAAGTGTTATTATTTACAAGATGATTTTTCAGTTTAGGATATGCATCACTATTGAGTTTTGCTTTCTTTCCTATAGCATTTACACCAATATCTCCATCTAATATTACAGACTTAGGAATAAGTGACGAATCACTATCAATTATTGCTAAATCTATTTTTCCAGTTTTAATTAAATCAACTGCTATTTGAAAACCCTCTTCTCCATTTGAAGGTTGTGCAACAAGCATCTTATCAACATCTACTCCTAGTGCACTAAAATAAGCTTTGTCAAGGGCATGTTCACCATCTATAAACAACACTTTTCCTCCATTGAGTTGACAGTTAGCTGCAGCGTGACCACATATTGTACTCTTGCCTACACCTTCCCATCCCATAAGTTCATAGAGTTTACCTTTAGCAAATCCTCCAATCCCTAATATACTATAGTCAAACACTAATGACCCTGTACTAATAATTTTATAATCTCCTGATACTTTCTCTCCGAGACTAAGAACAGTCCCACTTCCATATTTTGTATTTAATATATCTAATGCTTCCATTAAAACATCTTTCTTTTCTTTACCCATTGGCTAATAATTTTAGTAAATATAATCATTTTTAGTTATATATTTATAATAAATTTAATGAAAATTCCCATAATTAAAGAGATAATTCAATCTCTTCTATTCTAGCTTTAAAGAATGTAACAGAATCTCTCTGCCATTCCTTTAAATATTTTAAATCCAATTCTAAGAGATTTTGATTCTTATAATAGATGACCATATCATGACCAACTCCCAGCATATCAGATATAACATTATTAGCGATTTTCTTATAAAGATAAGAAGTAGCCAACGCTCTTGCAAAATAATACTGAGGTCTTTGTGTCCTCCGTGTAATATCATCTATATCCGTGGAAGCTTCTGCTATCCTCATTACTACATCTACTGGAATCCTTCTTTTACTAATATCAACTACTATATGATTATTCTCTTTACACCACTGTTCAACATCTTCTTTATTCATTTGTATGATACCCTGTTAGTTCATTATATTTCTCTTTCCATCTCTCATTCTTCTTAATTATTATCTCATTTTTATTTTTGAGAATTACAATTATATCTCTATTAAGGTCAAGACGCACATTGCTGATATCAGTACTATCGACATCAACGCCATTTAAATTTATACTCATGTTATTAATATTTTAAAATAAAATTTTAGAAAAGAAAAGGATTATAAAGATAACCCTCTCCCTCCTAAAATCCAAGTATAATTAATTAAAACACAAAAATTAGGTTAACCAATTTCCTTATACAAATTAATTAAATTGATTAATATTTGTCCACTCTCCATTCCACTTAATTCTATTGTTAATTATGAAATCTCCTTTATAAAGAGAAATGTTAACAAACATAGAAAGTCTACTTCTTGTCGTAACAGAAGGTTTATATCCTCCTGCAGATATGTATATATCCCCTTTGTTAGTTCTAGCGATTTTATTATCAAATAAAGTCATCACTACATCACCATTCATGTCTATATCTATATTTGTGTTCTTACTTCTAAACCTTTTTCTATTCATAAAAGCATTATAAGCTTTCTCATCTATTTTTCTCATAACTCTTTCTCTAATAATTCAAAAGCGTCATCAATAGAGTCTCTTTCAGCTTCCTTTCTTGTTCTAAATTTATAATATGTAATATTTTTATTAATAGAACAACCAAATAAATCACCCTCTTCTGTAAAATCAGTTCTTATAAATATTTTATTCTTATCAAAGAATTCAAACAATGTATGAGGATTTCCATCTATTGTTCTTTCTATTTGTAAATTATCTACTTGAACATCTTCCATCATTTTTTTATAATCCTCTGAAAGGTCAGCAATTGCTTCTTTTGTTTTTTTATTCCACCATTCTTTAAGTGATAGGGTTACTTTTGAATGTTTTTCTAATAATTCTTTAGCTTCCATTTTGTAATTCTTTTTTTAAAATATAAAATTTTTTATCCCACCACATAGCATCGTATTCATTTTCTGATGGAGTTTTTTTATTTTTAATATCATCTTCAAATAATATTAAACTTTCCTTACTTTTTATTAAGCAATAATTTAGAAGATTCAATTTTGTAAAATGTTTCTCTAATTCTTCATATATTTCTTTATTCAACATAATTTCTAACTTTATCAATATTTAATATTTCATCTTCTTCTTTCCAACCTCTCCATACTTCCCAATTTGTATTAAATTGCATATCAAATTCTTTTTCCCAAAATTCTACTAAATCAAGAGTCTTATTAAAAATTCTACACTGTAAACTTAATTCATCTTTATGAAGTCCATTTTTTATAATTTTTACAACAGAAGGGAAGAGTTTCTGAAATTTTTTAGAAGTAGAAGAATACTCTCCTTTCTTTATTAAATCAAAATCTTTCTTAAATTCCATATTGAGTTTATATACCACTACTATATATCCATCTTTATAATCATAATCTTCAACAATATCTTTTGTTCGTTCATACTCATTATCAAGAAATTGTCTAAATTTATCAATACTCCTTGGCTTAAATAATAGAAATATACTATCTGTATATTCTATGTTATGGATAGGATCTTTAATATATCCATTAATAAAATCACCCTTTTGTAATCCTTCATTAGAAATTTGTAAAGTGGGAACCATAAAAATACTCGTTATCGTCTTTCTTATCATATTTTATAAGGATTTTAATAATTCATCTTTTGTAAAAAAAGCATCTATTTCATTTACATATTTAATAGGATTAGATCCCATTATATCATTTGGATATTGTCTATATCCACAAGTTATTTTAGTAGTTTTATTCTTATTAACTACGAGTGATATCTCTTCTATTTGTCTAATTATAACTTCATTATTTTTTAAGAAGTATAACTTATCTCCTACATTGTATTTAGTTTCTATTTTCATATCATTCATTTAATATTCGATTAATATAATCAAGCCTGAACATAAAAGCATCTGATTTTCTACCAAAATATGCTATTATTCCATCATCATTTGCAACAGCATACCAATTATTTATAATTGAACCTGTAAGTTCATTTTCCCATAAACCTCCTTCTAGAACAGAAATATCTTCTAATAATTCATCTATATTCTTTTTCATCCTTTAATATTTACTACTCCATTATTAAGATAATTTTCTCTACTTATTCCCCAAATATTCATATTTAATGCCCATTTCAAATTCTCTATGATTGATTTAACTCCGGGGTATTGTTTTCTTTTATGTTCAAATCCGTTATAAGCATCTAATAAATCATTCTGTGAAATTGTATATATCAATGGACTATAATAATTAATACTATCAGCCACTATAAATCGTGGAGATAGCACTTCATAATCATAATATATTGAATCATCTTTATAAGATTCACTGTCAACTCCCTTATAATATATATAAGCTTGTATATAAGCTCTCCTATAGAGATAATACTCTTCATAAAAATTCTCAACATTCCAAGTAACTTTTAAATCGTAAGGTTGAATTGTCTTTTTCTCATGATCTATTATAGCATAATCCATCATCATTTTAAATATATGACCATCTATTTCAAATCCTTCAATTTGATGTTGTGTAAGTACAGTGTATCTTTTATCATCCACCATTGTAACAATATCTTTTGTAATAGTATTAGTACGTAATTCACTAACAATAGATTCTGCATTTGTTACATCTTGTACAGTGACAGTGCTTAATTTCTTAGGACGAATATGACGTATTTCATTATAATATATCTCATCATCACTTCCTATAAATTTATTTAGCACTGTTTTATATGGTAGTTTATATCCACTAGCTTCATAAGCCTCCATGGATAGCGATTCAAAATCTCTTCCCACAACACCATATTCATCCGTGGAAGCAATTGTAACCTCATACAGAGCCTCTACAAAATTAGACATCAATCCACTTGGAGCTGTAGTACAAGCTGAAATATAAAACTTTTCATCAAATAACTCTTCCTCGAATAACAATGTCTCTACAAGCTTACCCATAAGAATAGCTTGACTCTCTTTTTCATCCTTTATATCTTCATTAGCTATAAACATCCTATAGTATTTCCTCCTATCCATGGAAAATACTTTCAAGCTACTTGACGAATCTATCATAAGAGCTCTATAATCCTGCTCTGTTTTTACTTTCTCTTCTCCTTGTATCATATTAATTTTTTATTTTAAATGGATTTAATTCTATTGCTTTAATATTCCAACAGTCATCAGTAAATCTATGAACTCTATTTTTTGAACTTTCTGGATCAATTTCTCCTTTTTTATAGAATGTAGCATTATCATAAAACTCTCTTCTAGGAAGCCATCCTATTAAGTAAGCAGTTTTTAAATCTTCTGTCACTCTTGTAAAGAAGTATATCTGACATTGTTGATGAGTACTTGAAGCAAATACTGAACAAAGATAATGGGAAAGAATATAAGCAGTAGTTCTTTTTGATTTCACTTCAACCCTTCGATTATCTATTTCCATATCATTATTTTTAGTACTCTTTTTACTATTTACTCTATCTCCAAAGTAATCCATTACAACTATTTCTCCTATAGCTCCATATATTTCACTCTTACCTTTTGTTATAGAATTTTTTATATTATGAAAGTCATATAGCTCTCTGGCTCTGATAAGTTGATCTGGTGTTACATCCAGTTTTATTAAATTTAATTTTTTCTTTGTTTCTCCTTGTATCATATTAATATATTATTTAATGTTTTTACAACTGGAAATTCACGAATATTTGTTTTTATTATTTTCATAGCAGATTCATCATCTATCTCTATAATTTCAAATAAAGAAGAATGATGTACATTTATCCTTATTCCTTTTACCAAATACCACATATTATTTCTTGTTCCATCTAAGTACGTTCTTGAAAAATGAATTTCTCTTACTTTATATAATTTTCCTACTTTTGGTATTTTATATTTCTCTTTACATACACTCTTCTTTATACAAATCACTTTCATCTCAGAAGGATTTATTATATTATAACTTACTATCATATTAATTTCATTATTATTTTTTTGTTTTATTTAAATATTCATTAGTTCTACCTCTATGACAAGGCTTACAAACAATTTGATAAGCATTTGGATTTTCCTTTGTAAGCCTTTTAAGAAATGGAACTATGTCATCATAACATTTTAATGAACCACATTCTTCTAAATGGTCGATTTCTACATCAGCTCTCTTAAACCACTCTTTACAAATTGCACAACAGTATTCCTTCTTCAATCTTTTATTTTTTGATTGAGAAGGTCTACTAGCTCTCTCTAAAGCTATTTGCCCCGGTTTCCAATATCTAAAGGAGTTTCTTAATGATGACCTTATCTTAGAAAAATATTGACTTTCTGTTAAAGTGTTAGCATTCCTTGTGCGAGGAACTCTTATTTTCTTTCTTTTCTTTCCCATAATTAAAAAATGTGACACATGTACTAAGTTACTAAAAATAATACACATGTCACAATAATTTATAACTTATTTAATTACATTAACTCTTTTTGTTAAAGATTCTTTCATCTGAGAAAGTGTTCTAACAATATTAGTTATATCTACTCCTGATAATTTAGGAATACTGAATGTATGTCTCTTAACTTCTTCAGCTATACTATTATGTACATAATCCACTAAATCTTCAGAGCATTGTTCTTCAAATACATCTCCTAATTCAGAAACATCAAAATCATCATCATCGAGAATGTATTTCTCATCCTCAGGAAGTGTCATAGCAAAGAACCATCTACAAGTTCTCATTTTTCCCACTTCATTTAATGGTACAGCAAGAACATCCATTGGATTCACAATTGTAAGAATAGGAACATCACCAAATCCCCTGTAATCATAAGCCTGACTAGCTATATGATATCCTTTGGAGCAACTTATTGAATTATCATCATCTCCTTTATCTCTAGGCATACTATTTACTTTCCCTACACGATAATCTTCATTTTTTCCATGCCATGCTGTATAACGATTCTCAGCCATATTAGGAAGATCAAGATATAATTTCTCAAGTCCACCAATCATAAATCCACTCTTACTATCTTTGGATATAGAATATTCACCGTCCTTTTTCACTATATAATAATCAGATGGTGCTTTTTTCCATACAGCTTTAATCTTATTATAAGCATTTCCAATAAAATCTACAAGCTCTTTATTCACTGAACCTAAACTTACAACTCTTCGATAAGCATAGAAGTTTCCATGTTTATCAATTTTGAATTTATGACGTTCTAAAAATCTATATAAATCTTCTGCACTTTGAGCATTTGGATTTAGACAACATTTTAACCAGAATTTCTTTAATTTCATATATTCTGGATCATATATTAGCTCGTTTTCATCAGAGCATTTTGCCACTTCTGAAAACTTTTCAGCTAACAATTGTGGAATACTACGTCTAATTCCTTTGTCATACATCTCTTTAAGATATAAACATCCCCCTTTTTCTACAAATTCTCCTGTTGATATTAAAATAGGAAACCCTTCACGAATGTGTTCATTTTTAGCAATCTCTTTCTCAAACTCAACTCTATCTTCTTTCACTCTATTTGTAGCCATGATGAAGAATAAATCATCCTCTGAAATAGCATTACGTACATCTTCAAAATCCTGTATTGTAGCTTCAGATTTTGAAATTATATTTCCATCACCTAATACAACGGTTAACACATTATTCACAAGTCTCACTTTCTTATAAAGCTTTTCAACTTCCTTAGGAACATCATACGATGGAATAGGTCTACTTATTTCCTTTTCCAATAATCTGTTTCGCAACTTTTGTTCTTCTACTTTAAGAGCATCAATCTCTTTGTTCTTTTTAAACCAATTTAATGATAACATAATCTTTCTTTATTAATTATTAACTTCTTTCTTTACTTCAGGAATCCATAAAGGAGTTCCATTTAATTTATAATTTGTATAATCCATTCGGATTTTGTGATACTTAAACATATCACGCATAACATCTGTCCATTTATCTTTTGTATTATATCTACTAAGTTCTTTGGAAATTACATTTATAAAATAATGAGATTCAAGAAACTCTTTTATTTCTTTATAAATATAATAAATAGATTCATCAAATAGATCATATTCTTCAGCTACTTTAGCTACTGCTTTGTACCCTTCTCCATTAAAACTATATCCACTCTTATGATATTTAGTTTTATATTCATAGAGAGTTTTTAGTTTATCTCCTAAGGATATAGATAGGAATTTAATTACATCTATACTTCCAAATACACTACTGTATTTATCAGTTAATTCATTAATGACATATGATGTAGCAATTCTCCTAAATGGCATATTTTTTCCTTTCATAAATTCTTCATATTTTATTAAATTA